AAGGCCAATACCATCAAGTGTGTCTTCATTTGATTCAAAATTTACAGGAGCAGAATTGTTATTACGCTGCTCTATTAGTTTCGCTTGCTGAGTTGATTGTTTATCTATTCTATCGTCTTTTCTGTCTTCCTTCATTTTTTCTCTATATGCTAACCCGTCTACATCCTGCCCTTTTAATTGCATGTTGTAATCGAATTCTAAACTCATAAGTTCTTTTTTAGCCTCCACTTCAAAGTTCATTTTCTTTATTGCTGCTTCTGACTCTGCGGCTACTATCGAAAGTTTACCTTGAGTTGACATTTGATCCAATTGCATTTTTGATTGGGCCGCAGCTTGTTGAGATTGTAGATTAGCTTCTGATGTAGCCTGTATTTTAGCCATTTCAGCTTGCTGGTCTCTTTCTGCCTTTTTACGTCTTTTTAGTTTTAACAGCTCGTTTCCTTGCTTGATGTTTTTGCAATTTCGTATGTCAATAGCGTCTTCTAGGTCTATCGCGTTCTTTGATAGAGCAGCTTGAATGTTAGCTTCAATTAGCTGTTTTTCTTCGGCATCAGGCGACACTTCTATAAAAATACCGAATGAAGATAAATATAACGATTTAACATCTTCTAGTATTGATACGTTATGTCTTCCTATTTGATTAGCAAACTCTTCTTTTTCATCTGAATATTCAAGTACATCAGATATCCTTAATGACGTCGCAACGGCCATCTCTTTTGTCATCTCAAGTCCTGCAAGTCTAATATGTCTGGTTGCTGTATTCGAATTAAGCGCTGCTAATTTTTGAACTCCAACCAGGGCGTTTGGATCTGGAGTCGAAGCGTCTGCAGCTTCGTTTACCCCTATAACATCCCTGATCATATTTAACCAGTAGTCGTATTGTTTTGTAAGTGTTATTAATTTCGATTGGCCTGTACTATTTGTCAGCTCTTGAATCGGAACACGCGCATTATTGAACTCTCCTTCTCCAGTATAGCTTCTTCCTACTACAGAACCCGTAGCAAAATACATATCTAAAGCTCCTTGAGCACCGTATGTACCTCCATTTCCAAGATCCACTTCGTTTACTCCGTCTAGGTCAATAAACACCCCGTCTGGAACCATTTTTTGCTGTACCTGTTGGATTTTAAGATCAGTCATGGCAATCATATCAGCGTATTTTATCATACGCTTTACAGTACTATCTATGCTACCCTTATACATTCTAGGGGCTCTCATTATATAATTTGGAATGGCTCTCTGAAATTCAGATTCTGGGCGTACCATGTTTTTCATTAATTCCCATTTAAGCATGATATCTGTGCCGAGCACCATTGCCCCGTCGTACCATACATCTATTCTTTTTTCTAACTTTTCAAATAGATCTGATTCTGGATCAGGATTGAAGCCTTCATCTCTTCTTATTACCCTGGACCCGCCATTTTCTAGGTTTTTCTTTTTATATATAAAGCTTTTATCTGTCTTGTAATTCAGGAATAGTACATCTACAGTAAAGTTATTTTCAAGTTCTGAATTATTAGAGATTCCATATTCAGTATTCCATAGCGATGCGGAAGCTTTTATAGTTTCAATTTCGGCCTGAGTAATGTGTGGATTTATCTTTTTTAACTCAGTGATATGTATCCTCTTTACTTCTCCCCAGTAAAAAATATCTTTTCCGTCGTGTTCTTCAGTATAAGAATAAATTGTTTCAGCTGGATCGACATTTTCAATTTTGATTCCTTCCGTGTAGCTGTAGTGATGTTTAGCTATGCCTATACCTATAGTGGTTACGTCGTAATTAAACTTGTCTTTTACCTGTTCGAAGTTGTTCATTTCAAACACTGTAGAGATAGCTATTTCTTCAGCTATCTCTATTCCAGGCTTGTATTCTAGCTGCATGTGTAGCTGTAACTCCTGGTCGTTAGCCGGTAGTGAATCCGGGTCGTTATTAAACACATCTACTCCAAACTGTTCTTTTGTTTGCTTAAGAATCTCCTTAGCAAGCATATCTTTTTCGATCGACTCTTGATATGTATTTCTTTTCTGTGCTGATGTTGGATCTTCAGCTATTGCTTTTGGAGTGAACTGCCTGTCCGACATTCCATTCACAATGATATCTACGAACTTAGGAACAACTGCTGGGGGTTGCCAATTTAAATTTAACTGGGACAAATCCCCATTAATTTTCATTCCAGCCTTGTATTTCTCTATAGACTGCTCTCCTCTAGCGTATAGTCTTAATTCATGAAAGTTTCGCTGTCTATCATAGTATCTACAGTTTGATCCTGTACGGTTGAACCATTCATACTGTATAGCTTGAGCAACCTTTAGTCCGAATGATTTGTCGTTTTTCTCATTATCCGATACTTCATGATTAGGGAATGTCGAAAACTTAACTAGAGGTCCTTTTTTATCCATTGGTATTATTGCTTGATTTCACTGTATTGTCCAGAGTTGTCATATCTTACAAATTTAAGCTTTATTTCTGACTTTTTCTTTGAAGGTGTTAACTTGTGTTTTCTAGTAGCCATTATTGCAAGTCCTGAACTTATGGATGCATCGTGCTTTGTTCTGTTGTTTATATCAAATCCTGCCCAGTCATTAAGTGTTCTTATAAACGGCATGGTTCCGCATTCATCTGGTGGACGCCCATATGTTCCTTCTTTGTCGTACCCTACATATTCCTCGATCCATGATTGAATAGAGTCTGCATGTACCTGTTTCACGTCTTCTGAGGAGTTGGGTATTCCGCCTAGCTCTTTTTCTGTTTTAGATAGTTTATCATATGATTTATCTGGCCTGTTTAATGAGTAGCCTCGATACCCCCTATTTTTTAAATGATACAGTAGTCTTGGTTTATTATTCTCCACAAGTATTGGCATTCCGTAAAATACGATAGCCTTTAATACATCCTCAAAAAAATCTTCCGCTGTGTTCGGTCTATGGATGTACTCTAGGAAAAATTCATTTGACGGAGCCTCATCAATCATGTTTGTCTTTGTTAGTCCGTGAAGAGCTCCATTCGAGCCTCTGCCGCCAACTGTAGCTGATATATCGTATGAATCACACCCGAACAAGCCTATCGAATCATTGCCTGGGTGTCTAGCTCCATTTTTTGTTATAAATCTATTTTGTAAACTTTTAGGCGGTATCCATGATACAATAAAATTACCTCTTGGATCTGGGCTCCATACTACCTCAGTGTCTTTTATTCCGTCTTTCCAATAAAAATTACCCTTCGTTATTACGCGGTCTTTTATAAGGCTATCGTTGTACTCTATTTGGTCATATATTTTTGTCAGGTTGAATATAGACGCTTTAGATTCATCCCTAAACGCATGACTCTCTGTTCTTGGGTATTGTCTGTAATGTTCGTTTAATGCGTCGGGATCATTTTTTAGTGCATCTGCTTCATTTTGCCAAAAATTAATAGCTCCCTGGTCTATCATTTCACCGTCTACACCTAGAACTGGTTTTTCTGGAGTGATAAATACCGGGTGTCCAAACTCATCTATAAAGCCCTCCATATTATGCTCCATTGGTATGAATAAAGCGTACATCCCTGTTTTTGTTTGTCCGTTTTTAGATCTAATTCTTGGATCGGAACCTTCATATAAGTCCTTAAAGTTTTGCCCTCCTTTCGCTAGTGCATTACACGTTGACCCGGCAAACACTTTTCCGATGATTTTCTTTCCTAGCCTTAAGCATGTTTTAGTTACGCCCCAGTTTTTTTTGATGTTGTTCGGGGCCACCCATTTTCCTATCTCATCGTCTATCAGAAGTTTTAATTTCTCTCCGTCATAGCTGTTCTCGTCAGTGTTTTTCCAGTCAATAGAGGTGTCTAATCCTTCTATTTCGTCTGTTTCACTGGTGTTCATGTTTCGCTTGGTGATCTTCTTAGCTGGAATACTGTATACAAGCTCTGTCTTTGGCTTGTCCATACCAGACTGTATAGGACTGAAAAAGAACGGGTAATTTTTTGAAATCGGAACAACTTTATTAACAAACATCTTTTTTGCGTCGTCTCCGGTCTTAGACAATATACCTATCCTCGAATCTCTTAATAGCGTAGCCATGTCAACAGATACAGAAGCTCCCATAAACGAAAAACCGGACCGTCTAATTTTTAGATATATCATCCCGTAGCATCTATCGTCCGCTCTACAAGCTTCCCAGAAAATAAATAATATTCTGTTCGCCTCTCTAAAATCAGGATGTCCAACATCTATTTTTGTGTGTTGAAGGTACATATAGTGATGCCCAGTAATGTATGTAGGTACATTATTATTCATGAACCACACTCCGTTTGCGCGGTTATTAAATTCTCCTTCTATGTAGTCTACATATTTAGATTTAAAATCATCATCCCTAGCCTTCCATTCGGATATATGCTGAATACTTTTAAGTTCCTTGGGTACCTCTGTTGATACCCATTTATTTTTGCCTTTCTCTAGTTTTTCAGGCGTGGAAGGAAGGGCTATTTTAAGCCCGTTAATTTCATATACATCTCCAATTGTTCCATCTTTCGATATAACAACCATGTCATTTTTTTCATCATAACCATATTTCCAAGATTTACGTGTATTCTTACTTTTAAACTCACCTTTTTCTACATGGTCGCCTATAACCTCGTAAAGAGGGTTCCATGTAAAATTATGATCTTTGCTCTGGAGTGTCAAAATCTGTCTTTATTTTTCTGTTTGGTGTTGTAGTTGTGATTTTTTGGTTTTCTGGAGTGGGTGGGTTATCTATATCTTTTATTCTGTCCTCTTCTATTTGACACCTGTCTAGTATGTCGAACCCATCAAAAATACAAAGCTTCTTTGATGCCGCAGCATTCTTAAGTTTATCAGCTGCTAATGGGTCTTTACCAGATACTACTATCTTCTCTTTGGCGACTCGCATTAAATCTTCAGCTGCCTCCCTCCCAGCTGCAATCAATAATTCCTTTATTTCCCTTGTACTTTTAGACATATGTTATTTGAATTTACTCTGTAATATTTCTTTCCGTCAATATTAAACTCATATTCACTATCCGTTCTAAAGCCAATTGTATCACCCTTTTTTATGCCTAGTTCTGATAGGTACTTATTAGGGTACTCCATCATTCCATAAAGTTCTTTCTCACTCCTAACGTCTAAGTATACATCATTCTTTATTGGTGACACAAAACAGAATGGATCTAGTGTTGTCCAATCTAGATCACCTGGATTCTTATACATGAATACTTGATATGGGTCTACTGAATATATGTCGTCCTTTATCAATCCAGAAGCAAACACCTCTTTTCCTTTTATATTATTGTATTTTCGAAAAACGTTATGATGAACGATTATAGTAGCTCCAGGTAGCACTTCAGTTGTAATCTTTTCAGGTGCTGCAAGTACAGTAGCTTGCCTATTAGTTACTTCGTGGTTCTCTATACTAGAGCTTACTATCAACGATCCGCCTTTAAACTCGGTTGTATTGTTGTATAGCTCTCCATTTTTAGGAGTCACTATATAATAGTTCAAAGACTTCATTAGTATTCTATATTATACTCGATGGTTACCGGGACTAATGGGCTTATTGTCTTCCATATGAACACTTCTTCTTCAGAATTCTGGAGCCATATATCTATACTTCCGGATTCAGTCATTGATATCTCAGCTATACTGTGTTTTGCTCCTAACATTGGCTGTCCTACAGAATAGTTCATTGCTTTAAGTAAATCTGGACCTATAGATATTTTACGAATTAGATTCATTATTCCTAATAATTTCGCCCGTTTTTACGTCTATCATTATACCTTGACCGTACTTATCTACAAGTTCTGACTGAATACTATCTACCGATAGCAATGAGTCGCTATACATTGACAATAGCTTGTTATGATTATTTGTTACCATAGCTAAGTGATGAGATGAACTTGCTAGTTTTGATTCAATATCTTTAAACGCTTCCGTGCTAGATTTGAATTTAGCCAATTCCTCCTCCAAGAGAATCTCTTTTTGAATTTCCATTTTGATTACATTTGATTTGTAATCGTAAAGATAACTAAAAAAAGTCTATGATCCGCATCCTATACAATCTATTTCACTATTTTCCGGTTTAACTCCGGCTAATTGCATTTTTAGATTATGTATTTTATCCTTTACGTCCATATCTAAAAACATGTCTCCGGTAAGTGATTTTTCTAGCTCTACTATTTGTTCTTCTACTACCATGTGTCTATAGCTGCTCGTTTCCACGTGTTTGTAGCTATACATACGTATATATAGTCATTATCAACTCTGATAGATCCAGCTACACCCCCTGAAAATGAGTACTGCGGTACTGAACTAAACTTTCTGCTTGAGAAGAAATCGTCAATAGCAGTTAGCTCTAGGTTTTTAGTCTGATACGCTGGCACTGTGTCTATTGACGACACCAATATTCTATCTCCCTGTGTTGGGGTTACTACTTCTTCGTCTTTTATTTTTCCCATGATGTAAAGTTAGTTATTTTTTACTGATTTCTTACTGTCAATTATAAATCTTCGTAATACGTTAGTGCTGCTGTTATATTGGCATTGGGGCCACCCGTAACTCTTGCAGCTATTGTTAATGAGATCCCTGGCGGAATCCTAATTTCAAGTTCTTTTAATGAAGCTGATATATTTCCATTTCCAGACAAAGTAAATGCAGCTAGTAATGTTCCGTTAGAAGTTGCGTTTGAAGAAATACCCACGTCTCCGCATAAATTTGTACCAGCTTCTTGAAAATTTGTTGCCCCGGAAAATACAGCGTTTGTTCTAAGTTCTACTTCAACATTCTTTGTGGATTCTGAAGATAAACTCAAAAGAAGAGGTTCTATTTCAACCGCGTTATATACGCCATTATAGATTCTACGATTTCTTAAAGTAAGTATATTTGTAAACGTTGACGAAACAACTTGTGTATTTTTTACAGCTCTAGGGTTTCTAGTTTTTGAAATCTTACCTTGTACAGCCAAGCTCACACTTGCACATTGAACAGTAAAATCAGTAGTACTCCCAACGCTTGTTGCGTACATCCCAAAACGTAATGAAGGGTTGTTTAAAGATGTCCTTGTATTTGCATTAGCCCACTTTAAAATATGCACTAAAGTAAATTTACCAGTGTCAGGATTTTCAATAAAAAATCTAATATTACCAAAACCTAGATATTGATAATCTATCTTATAAACATTACCAAAAGATGTGTTTAACCAGCTTACAGTATCTTCACTAAAACTACTTTGTGGTGTGTGTACACTTGTTTTAGTTAAACCAGTCATAGTAGCTGCTATAGTGGCAGTGCTTGATGCGTGTGAATAAGTATAAGTGCCTGCTTTAGCCCCGTCTGATTGAGCTGCGATTATTACAGTATTCCCTACTTGCTCTGCTATCCATATGGATTGATTAGCGTTAAGCCATGTTGCAATTTGATATGCGTTAAAAGCGATTGTACCGCTTGTTAAAGGTATAACGTAAGCAACTGAGTTAAGAGTCAATGTAAGATTGGTGCTCCCAGAACTTGCGGCAGTAATATTTAAAGTTTTAACTTCAGCAACTCCACCGTATCTATGCCAAACACCAAACACGGTTCCGTTATAGCCAAATGATAATTCATCTGAAAGACTTATAAGCCCTATCCCTGACCAAGACGATGCTATATTAGTCGGGAAAACTCCTGTAAATTTAGCTACTCCTCCTTGCCCGGCATTATAATTTAAAGATCGAAGTGACTGTATTGCTCCATAATTATACAAACCTGTTCCTGATGTACATGTAAAAAGTCTATCAATCACACCTGTTGTTCCTCCTACAGAGTAAGTCCTGAAATTATTAGGAATAAACCCATAAACCCCAGTGTTCTGTATAAAAGGGGTGTCCTCCGCAATACTAAGTTCTCCAAATGCTGTTCTGCTTGAGGGTTGTTCTGCTAAGGCCGCTAAAGCATTCTCCGTTGACGCATTCGACGTGTTCTCATTTAAAAATTCAGTAAACGTTATCTCTGTCCAGTATACTGAGCCACTCTCCGTTGTAAGGAAGGTTCCTATATCCGCTATTGGTACGTGAAACGCGACTCTTGATTCGGCGTCAGTGTCATATATGTAAAATCCATTACTGTTTACGCTATACCTAGAATCTCTTGTGGAGACTACGGTTACAGCTCCATTGTCGTCGTATATGATATAATTAAATGACTTGTATATTTTTTTCATTACTTCAATAAAAACGTCTTTAAATATTTAATTCCTAGTTTTATTAGTAGCATAATTATAACACCAACCGCCAAGCCTAACCAAAAAAGCCATATTGAGCGTTTATTTTCTTGACGTGTCACCGTTCGTTTTGTTTTGTCGTTACTCTTTACGGTCTTAACTTCTGTTTTAAGCTCGTTTTTGTAAGTTTTAAGCGCGAATCTTAGTGAATCCTTGTATTGTGTTCTAACTGAATTTAAACTATCCTTAAATCGCTTGTTATCAAATCGAACTTTCCAACGTGTTTCTATAATTGGTTCGGGACAGTCAATGTTAACTTTACGATAGATAATCGAATCTTTGCCGTTTATCGTTACCGTATCTGTTAAAGTTACCGTTTTAGTAACTTGCTCAATCTTACCGCCTTTTTTATAGAACTTATCTAAATGGAATTGGGGGGAGCAACTGCTCATGACACCGACCATGATGCCGACCATGATTCTTGTAGTTACGTTTTTCATTTTACAATCGCCATTACACCTTTAAATATCGCGTCAATAAAGATTTCAGGCTTTTCCATCATCAATTTACAGTCTGGTTCATACGTGTCCATAAACGCACACTCGATTAGCATTGCAGGACAATTTGTATTTTTCAGTATATAGAAATGAGCTTCTTTGTCTTCGTCTCCGTCGCTTGTATCTTTTCTTAACTTTAACGGTAATTCATCCTCAAGGACGTCTATCATTGTTTGAGCGTACCCATCAGATTTTGTTTTACCTACGCTCGTGAAAACTTCAAATCCAGTCCCTCCTCCAGCGTTCGCATGCACACTTACTAGTAGGCACGGTTCAGCTTTGTGTATCTTGTTTGCTCTTTTTACTCTTTCTGATAGAGGTACATCTTGTAGCTCTGGTACTAATACGTGGTGGTTGATCCCATGTTTAATGCATAGCTCCTCAAGTCCTTCGACTACTTTTCTGTTGAATTCTCCTTCAAACAATTGCGTTCCATCTTTCCATTTCGGAGATCTCTTTCCCGCTGTTTGATACACTCCGTTGATGATCCCACCGTGTCCGTTTTCTAGTAATATTTTCATTCCGTTTTATTTTTAATTTTATCAATAACTGTAAGTCCAAGTGTTCCGCCACCCAATCCAAGAAATCCGTAAAATACCATAATCGCATACTGGTTGATCTCTCGATCTAGAAAGTAATCTGAAATAACAATATACGCTCCGGTGATTATAGATATTACCATTGAAATAAATGTTGTCAATGATTTTCTGCTCCATTTGTTGTCTGGGCCCTTTAATGTGTCGTTGATGATCTTTTTTATATTCATGCCTTCTTAATTTCTATTTCTTCAGGCAGTACACATACAGGCTTAACGCTAAATATTGAAACTGGATTTGTTTTTTCAAATGAAATAGCTCTTGTATTCTCTTTTATCCTGTCTTCAAAACAATCATACAATATACCTTGAATTTCTTTTATGTCTTGTTTTTGTTCTGAAAGCTGGCCATTCATCCATACAAAAACTATAACTGCCACTGCAAGCAGTCCATAGTCTTTAATCGCTTTGATTGTTTCAATTGTTGTCATTATGGTAGTAAGTTTAATAGGCTTATTAAAAATCCTGCAACAGCAGAACCTATAACAGTTGATATAATATCAAGTAATTCAAAGTTACCTTTTTTTAATAGTAAATCAAATACTAAATCTTTTATAAGACCAGCACCTGCTCCAATTAAAAAACCAACTGTTACACCGCGCATAACATGATTAAATTCTGTTCCATCGCTAGCTAAAACCAGCCCGAAGAATATTGTAATAATGAATCCTGCCCAAAAATGCACTCTCTTATCTGATGGTATGTCTTTATATTTCATAGTTATTATATATTAGTTTCTGGTTTTAACTCTGGGAACTTAGTGTAATATTCATTTTCGTATAAATGGTCTAATCCTGCAAAAGTATGAATTCCACATGGATTAGGATAAACTACATATGCTGTTATAGCTTCAATAGGTTCTACTGTTTGCCATAGAATATCCACCGCATGAGTCCCTTTCATTACAGCAGGAGTAGTAATTGTTTCCCCGTCCTCTGATAATTCAGCAGGAGTTACAACTCTATCCCCAATTTCAACAACAGCAATACCATTAATTAAACCTCTTTCTTCACCTTCACCTATCATTAGGT